TGAATTGAATAACATCTGTGACAATCCTTCCGACTGGGAACGCCACCTGAAAACGGCGAATCCTGCTATTGATATCTTCATACGAACTTAAATCAAACATATAGTTCATCCTCTTCTGTTGCTAGTTCGAGAGCGATTGCCAAATAAGCAATTGCATCTACATAGGAATCAACGTGGCTTGGTGTTTCTTGGATTCGGCTAAGTTTGACTTCGACCATTGCAAGACAAGCCTGTGCGTCTGTGATTGGGAAATCGAATAGATTGGATAACCTTGCAGATATCCGACCTTGATTGATTTTTGGATGACCATAAATTGCACCACGATTTTGCATAATGTCGATTGCATCGATTAAGGCCTTAGTTGCTTTCAATTATTCCCTCCAGAATTCTTGTCTAGATACTGCGCGTCCTCTTAAATAGCCGTCACGATGGCCTTGTTCGCGTCCAATTGTGATGCCCATGTAGTAGCCAATAGTTGTAAATAAGATTCCAAATACGAAACAGAGAAATGGTGACATTTAGTTACTCCAGCACATTGATTGATAGTCAGTAATTAAGCACCATTGGCCCAAGGCATCATCAAAGATGGCTTCATAACTGTTGCCAAAATCCTGAAGGATTGTGCGTGCTGCCATGAGATTGGCATAATTGTCAAACCAGTAAATGTAATCAAGATTGTAATTGACCTGGCCTTCGAAGCGTCCATCTTGTGCTTCCCAGCCATTATCTTTGAACTGCATAGAGGTTTCGTTTAGATTCTCAAAATCCTCTGCCATGTCCATATAAACTGCCTTCATTGCGCCCACTGTATTGCCTTTCCGTAACCAATGCCCTTGATTGGGTACAGGCTTAGTGTTGCACGTATTTAGGCTCTGTCAACGATATTTTGATAACGAAATGGTAACAATTCTGCATCATCCATTTGGATATCTATATCCCTGCGTACAGGGAAAATGTCGCTAGCGAGGCCGCCCATACCGCTTACCGTGGACTAGGAACGTCCCATCCTTTTCAACATAAATCAGGTCAACCTGGACATTTTTGCCTACTTCTGTGACGATGGCGAAGGCTTGCTGCCAATTGGGCATAGAAACATATTTGGCGGCCTTTACGTTCATTGCGTGTCCCACTTCAACTCCGTGCAGTACGCGCCTCACAGAGCCGTTGTAGGCCTCAGAAACGGCACTCCTGCCAGCACGATGGGTGTGTCCCATAATGGTTGATACGCCTGCCTTTTTGGCTTGGTTCAACGCGCTCATTCCTGGGTTTGGATTAAGCCCACCAAGGTCACCGTGGACGGCTATCCAGCCACGTGCTATTGGAAAGGCTTCTTTGTGAAATTGAATCCCTAGTTCATCGAGTTTCATAAACTTTTCAAACTTGAGTTCTGGCAAGGATAGGAAAGCGGGAATCTTCTTCATAATGACGTTATACAAACGGTCCGTGTGATTGGAACGAATGGAATGTGCTTCCTTGGCGTACTGAGTCAATCGCCATAACACGTCAACCGTATGGTCACGGTCATCGGCTAGTGTCTGTTCGTACCAGCCTGGAGTATTTTCTGTCCAACGACTTATCTGAGGGAGGTCAATCTCATCTCCGATAGTAACGACAGAATCGTGCTTAAACGCTTTTGCAAATAATTCAAAGTTTCGTACAACATGTGCATCCTCGTAAGGACATTGCAAGTCGGGCCATACGATAGTTCGTTTCATTCATCCTCATCATCCTCATACCAGTCTGGCTCTGGGATATTTGGGTTGATTGGGTTAGGCAGTATCCATTCAGGATATGCGTTCTTCTCAACAATAATGGCAAGTGCCAAATCAACTGGGAAACCTGCGCGGCGCAATGCACGATACATTTCATGCACACCAATAGCCCACGCATCTAGTTTGGAATAGCCTTCATCCACTAGTTTCCGAGTTGCTTTTCTTGCCATGATTAAAGAACACTTATCCCTTCTAAAACTCCATTACATTTAGGACATTCAGGTAAAGATTCTAAATTCCCTAGATTTAATGAAATAGATGGTTGCCAAGTGCATGAATTACAAATGATAAATTCATCTTTAATCATAAGAGAATTGTTACCTCTCTAGAATACGAATTATTGTATCGACACGCCCGCGCAGTTCAGAAATTTCGTCGCGCATACTTGACCCACTATTTGGTTTTAGTTCGGCGAGATAATGCTTTACCAACCATTTTACTGCACCAATAAATGAACCAATAACGGTCAGCGCAGCAACTACAACACCCGTCCAATCTGTTGGACTCATGAGATTTGGTCATCGGATGGGTCTAGGTACTTAACAATTGGTGCAACTAAAGCAGATGCAAGAACTGCATATTCAGGACGAATATCGGCAACTAACGCAAGGCCTAAAGTAATTGCTGAAACTGCAACAGCCTTGAGGTATGACTTAATTGCGTTCTTTGTGTTTTTAGTTATTTTCATTTCCTGCTCCTAACATAGGGATTTCGAACCACGAACCATTCTCATCGCCCTTTTTAGTAAAACTGACATGGATATGTTTATCGTGGCGATTAATGCCAGAATAAGTTCTCCAACGCCAAAACGATTTAGCACTGGCAATTTTTCCTGAATAAATGACGTACTTGATTCTTTTGTCGCGCTTGGCACAAATGCGTATTTGGTCGGCAAGATAAGCACCTGTGCTGGCGCGTGAGTCGAGGTCCTTATCCACATCAATAGCCCTGACGATTCCGTTAATCGAATCGGGATTGTGGTCACTCTTATTTCCTCGCGAAGCATGCTTCGAATCCCCTATCCAACCATCGGACTTTCTATCGCGGTCAGGAAAGGCATCGTCAATCATCTCTCGAAGTTGTTGCCCTGCTTTACAGAGTATTGGCTTCATCAAGACTCTTTAGATATGCCTGATAATCAGGGTTAGCAGGGTCTGTGCCAAAAGATGTGCGCACCCCATCTTCTTCATACCAGATAACAGTTGTACCCATAAACTCTTCTACATTGTATTTTCTCATTATATCTCCGCATTAAAGGCAATAGATGCTGACGCATTGTTTGTTCTTGCTGCTCCTGCTTGACCTGCCACGCTTGAGATTTCGCTCAAGTTGTAAATTAAAGCAGTTTGATTAGTTGCATACGCTATAGAAAAAGAATTAAATAAATCAGTTCCAGCGTTTCTATCTGCCGCGTAATAATCTGTTCCCGATGTGGCTACTAAGGATGGAGCAATTCGCATTGAAACAGGAAAAAATACACCCACATAAAGTTGCGAACTGCTATAAAATGCACCATTTCCAACCATTAAGTTAGTAGCACCTGAAACCATTGTGTTGTAATACCTTTGGCAAGCAGCCAGTTCACCTTGAATAGTTCCTGTTGCAGTTTGGAAGGCTGTGGCAGTTGAGCCAATTTCCAATTGAACGCCCCAAATATCTGTGGTCTGAGTTGCACCAGGCAAGATTATGATTGCTGCAAGATAATTACCTGCGCCAATAGTTTTGCCAGAAATTGAGGTAATTGTAAAACTTTTGCTTAATCTCTGCCAAGAAGTTGTAGCGTTACCCATTGAAATTGCGCTAGATGTAACTGTGGTACTGCCACCCGAACCGAAGTTTTGTTGCCAGTAAAAATCAATTGCTCTCGTGGCATCTGATTTAATCCAAAAAGAAACCGTTACGGTTTGACCAGCGAGTGTTCGCACATCTTCAATTCTTTGGCGAGCCCCAAAAGATGTAGCACTACCTAAAGAAGTTACATTGTAACGAAGATAATATTGTGGGTCATAGCCTGTAATTGCGGCAGGTGTAGCAGCCTGTTGGCTGACTGTAAAAGTTGGAGAACCGTCACGAGATACTTTCCAACGGTCTGCTGAAGAATATGTGTCATCTGACGGACTGCTAAAAGATGTACCGCGCTGCCACACGCTAAAGTCACCGTTGATAATTCTGTTTTTGCCCGCAGTATAAGCAACGCTAGAACCGAGCAAATTAAGTGTTCCGTTTGTGTCGTTAATATCCGACGCGGAGAACACATCTCCGTTCGCGTAAGTAGTTTTTGCTGGGAATCCAACAGCCATTAGCACACCTCTTTCATAGGGTCAATTCTAGTACATAACATCGAGTAAAGGCTCCTGTGTAGTAATTGCTGTCACCCAAGTGTTTGGAGTGATGTCGTGTCCAATTCCTTGACATTGCAAGGTCTTGACGATTGTTGATCCACCTTGTCCATCATTGGTGATTTCCATGGTGTCAAAGAAGTCTAAATCGAGAGCTGCCGTAACACCTGGACCGTAACCCAAAGTAACCAGGTCTAGCGTGATTGAGTCAATTCGGATTGTGGTCTGCTTTCGGCTAGTGACATAGGCGGTTGCTAGAGCTAAAGCATTTGCGTCTGTTTGCATCAACATATCTGGAGCAGTAATGGCGTGAGTAAAGTAAGAAGCAATGGATGTGGCATCTGAGTAAGTCTGAGCAGTTCCACCCACTCTAGTGACTGTCGCTGAATTCACAATAGTTTTGTCATCAAAAGCAAACTGAATGCCAGCGTAATTGATGTCTGATGATCCAGTTGCATTAGAGAACTTAGTTGGAGAAGCTGATTGAGCATCTACCACATATTGACGATTCTTGAAGGTTGCATTGCCTGCTCTGTCAATATAGAACGAGCCTTGTTCTGTGAACTCGACTGTCTGAATAGCCTGGAGAACTGAGCGAGTGCCGCCAGGATCGACTTGACAGGTCGTGTTTCCAGTTTGAATTGAACGCTGGGAGTTAGGGAAACTCACCATGTCTAAAATCTTGCCTATGCGTGTGCCTGTGTCTTGTCCAGCAGTTGCACCTGTAACAGTAGTTACATTGGAATTAAAGAATAATCTGAAGGCATCGTAACAAATGAAGTCTACAAATCCAGTTTCCTGAGATGTTGGATATGTGTACTTGTACTCTGTGATATAGCCAGAAAAGATTGGATAAAGAGTACCGCCATAATTGGCTTGGACTTGAATCTTGCGTAGCGGTTGAATATCAGGATAGTAGATGCTCGAAGTGTTCTGGGGATTGAAACTACCCGTAGGATCATTGACGCGCACAACTGCTGTCGCTGAGATGTATTTATCTTGAAGCAGGTTACGTTCTCTGCGTGTAGAAATCTTTAATACATCTGCTGAAACATCAACAATATCAGGAACCACAGTTCCAAGTTCAGCAAAGCCTAATTGACCAGTACCCAGCACCATGACAGTACCGAATGATGCACCTTGAGTAAGGTTAATTTTGACAATAGGCGTTGCTGGTAATGCCATTAGTACACCGTATTGTAATTGATTGGGATGCCAGCAGCTTGATTGTTGTAAATGCCTTGTGTAATAGATGAAACCAAGTCACGTTCAGTAATGGTTGAACCTGCATTGTTCACTACCACGTTAATGTTTTGAACTCCGCCTTGTCGAGCTAATGCACCTAAATGTTCATCGCCAAAGCCCATGAAGTCACTTAATGAGTTAGCAGGTAATCCAGCAGCAGCATTGCCTGCTGACTCTCCCATTCGAGCAGAACCAGCATTAAAGCCGCCCATTCCAATTCCGATAGCACTTACAATAGGCGGAACATAATTGGCAAGAGCTGCTAACTGCGCTGCAATGGCTTGAAGTGTTAATAACCATTCCGCAAATGGGTCTGGAACATCTCCAAGCTTGACCATATCGCCACGAAGCTGACCAAGTAATTGAGCATCATTAGTAATAGATTGTGCCAGCCTTGCAGCAGCTTGAACGTTTCCATCATTGATAGCATCTTCTAGATCAAGCAATTCCTGCTTAAGTCGGATGCGGACTTTATCTTCTTCAGTCTGTTTGCCTAAAGCAGCGGCGGCTAACTGAATGCGCTCTAAGTCAAATAAGTTTTCGCCCTGTTTTAAGAATGCAGCAGCCTTATCTAGAACAAGTTTCTTCTGAGCTTCAGCGGCTGCTTTCTTAGCATTAGCCAATATCTTTTGTTGATTCTTGATTCGCTCGTCTTCAATCTTCTTCAACATTTGCTGTTGTTTAATTGCGGCTTCATTGGCTTTGTTCTGAGCCGCTGTATATGCCGCGCCACTTAATGACTTGCCTGAGATAACACCAGGAGCACCTG